CGCCAGCTTTAAGTGTGATCCCTAATGCTTCTAGAGCAGGTTTCTGCATCAAAAGAATTGCCTGTGTGGTTTTATCTGCCACGTCAGCAATATCGTTGTTAATAGCCAACAAAGCTATGAGGCGGATGCGCTGTTCTTCGGTAAGTCTATTTTGCATCGCGGCAACAATTTGGATGTTGTCCATGTCAAATATCGAGCCAGCACGCTTTAGTTGTTGTTCTTTCTTTAACGCTGCCTCACGTGCCTTGCGTTCTTTTTCGCTTAGTTTGCGTAGCTTCTCGCGATCACGTCTTTCAGCATCTCTCAACGCTTTCTCTTTACGCTTTTGAACTTCGGCAATCGCCAACTCACGCTGTGTCGGCGTGATTGTTCCGCCCCGCTGCTCTGGCGTTTGTATCTTTCCTAATGCTTGTAGCGTCTTATCTCTTACAAAACGCAGCGTAATAACGTCGTAAGCGTCTTTAAGGGTATTGACTGCGCCTGCGGCATAACCAAATGACTTGCCAATAGCTGTGCCAAAATCTACTAAATCTTGTAATCCTTCATCGTAATCGCCTGAGCCTAATTGCTCTAAGCCCTTGATAAGACCTTTGCCGATTTCCTTTTGAGCATCCCCTACGGCCTTTTGTAGTTGAGCAATCTTAAAGGAATAACTATCGGTAGCAGCCGCAGCACTACCAGTAAAACGATCATTGAGCATCTGCACAGTCATATCGAAACCAGCAGCTTCTAGTTGTGCTGATGTGTAGCCTCGAGATAGTTTGGCTAATGATGTGTAGTTGCCGTTATATGCACGACTCAAGGCTGTTGTAACTTGGCTGACGCTTGCGCCTGTTTCTGCAGCTATGTCTAAGGCTGTGCCTAATAAATCCATAGACTTCTTAGCACTCATGGTTGTGCTGATTAACTGCACCATAGCAGGGCGTAATTCATCCTTGCTGACCATTGTGGCTTTTTCTACATTGTCTATGTAACGCTCAACCGCAGGAACGCTAAAAGCAAAACCTAAATTGGCTAGTGAGTTGGTAAGCTGCTTGACGGCTTTTTCCTCAGCCGCAAAAGCTATAGCACCTTGTTTAGCAAAATTAACAAACGCACGTGCGGACAAAGCCACACCGATTGTTGCACCTAGTTTTTGAAAAGTCTTTGTAAGGTTTTTAGCTGCCCTGTCGGCTTTATCAAAGCCGCCTTTTTGCAACTCAGCAGCAATAATGACTTTGATTTGTGATTCAGTTAATGCCATTATGCGCTCATCTTTCTACTATCTCTAACGCGCTGGTAAAGATTCTGTTTAGCCTTTTCAATGGCAATTAGTGTGGCATTGACAGCCTTGCCTTCATTACGAGCATACGCCGCATAAAGTAAACGACCTGTGGAATTGCGTCCACGTCCTGAGTAATCTTTAAGCGCGCCCACGCCATTCATAGCACCGATAAACCTACGTCCTGCGTCACGGTTGTTTGATTGGCTTTCGGGATCTCCACCGGGATTTAATCTGCCTGCCGTCTCAATGATTGCACCGCTAGCAGATTTGTTAAACAGCGTAAACAAAGAAACAAAACCAGACTGTTTCATACGGCTTGTAGCTACAGAATAGGTCAGACCTTTTCGTATGGCTTTAGGATCATACGAAGGAAAACCGCGCTTGCGGCTTGTGCGTGACTTGCGCTCATAGCCCGGATAGTTATAGTTAAACAAACCGCCGGGAGCTGTTGCAGGTACTTTTGAACGAGCATCTTCAATAATTGGTTTTAATGCTTCGCGGACTTCTTTATCTAATTCCTTCTTAATGTCAGGCGCGAGTTGAGTCAAGGCTTTTCTAAGCCCTACGACCCCCTCGATTACGACTGGCATGTTTCCTATCTTCCGCTTGTTTTTGTAAGACCGCGTAAATCGCCTTAAGCAAATCACGATCCATATTTATGAACTCGCTAGGCGCGATGCCCAGATTTACCGATAGCTCAGCTATGTGGTAAGTCCAAGCATCACGCGTTAGCCATTTGGGCTATCGTCTCCCAAAACCTCAACAGCCTTTAAGGTTTCGAGAAACTTATCGCCAAAGGGATAAACCTCAGGCGCGCCTGCTCTACGCAGACATTCCCAAGCAAGCCAATAAATATCGCTTTGCTTTTGATCTTCTTGAAAGGCTTTGTAAAAACCTTTCTTGGCATGCGTCTCAAAGGCATACTCAATAGCTGGAGTTATGTCATGGACTGACTCTGTGCCATCTGCCCTAGTTACTTTAAGTTTTGCCATTATTGCCCCTTTTATTTAATTAGAACGTGCCTGTTGAGGCCGCTGTTACTGATGAGTTTACAGTAAATGTGATGTCCATTGTGCTCATGTCACCGACACCGCCATTAATAGGAGTTAGATTGTTGACCAACAAATCACCACTGTACAGCAAGTTTTCTGCTCCTACTGCGACTGTGGAATTGTTGATTGCCTTCCATGCAACGGTTGTGCCGTATGCTGCATTGAGGGTAGCGAGAACTTCGCCAGTAGCTTGATCGTTCAAGAATGATACGGTGATTGTTGCAGACTCCAAACCTTTTACATAACGATGGCTGGAGTCCCCCATGGCCGTGACCTCAAGCTCGTCCACGATCTGGTTAATTACAGCGTTAGTTACTAGCGAACTAATATCGACTGATGGTGTTGTAGGTGCAGCAGCGGTAGCCAACTTAACACCCACGTTATTATTTAAATAGATTGCCATAGTTATTCCTCGTCTTTCTTTGTTTGTGCAGTTGGTTTTGGTGCTTCCTTGATTTGGCCTGTCTTAATTAAGAAGGCTAAGTCCTCTGATGTGCTCATTTTAACTCCAGCTCGTTAGGATTGATACGGTTATTTCTGATGTTAATAAATCTCCACTAGCTGCGTTAGTTATAGCTGGAGCGGAGACACTTGATATGTTTAGCACCAAAGATGATGCTGCTAACTTATTTACTACTGCGACTATAAAAGTTTCCATACCTGCTAGGTTGCCTTGGTTATCAAATGCCGGGCTTGTAATTAGAATCTTAAAATTGGCTAAAGGTGATACGCCTACCTGCTCGTTATTGCTTGGCACTATGTAAGGATCTGATGGCGTAACTACTACGCTATTTGCAAGCAAAGTTGCAGGTGGGTAAGCAAAGGTAGACCATACGCCTGCATTGGCTAGGTCTGTTGCTAGTGTGCCACGGAGTGTGGTTATTGCTGCTGGCATTAGCCCACCAGTGATGCTGGACTTGAATACGGCTGGATGAGACCACGCACTCGGTTAATCAGCTGATAACCCATCCGATAAGGGCTGGCAGAGATCCCATCCATACCGACCCCACCAGTCTGGCTTACTTGTCTAGCTTGCCAGATATCTACAGCTACGATCATCGCAGCCTCTCTGATTGCTGGGGTTGTCGCATAAGATTGGGTCTTGTGATCGGGGCCAGTAGCCACGCCATAAGGTAATACTTTGTGAAAAGTTTGATTTGCTGCCGTTTTGTTATATTGAACAAATGAATAGCCATTAGGGTAATTAACTTGGCCGTAGTTGTACATAAAAACTGGGATAAGGCTAGTAGTGCCTGATGTTGGCGGAATTGTGCCTGTGATTGTGTGCGTGCCGTTAAATGTGGCACCGCAACCAGTAACCACTATTGATTGAGTCGCAGCGAATGCGTTTGGATTGGCAAGCATAAGAGTTGCCACGTTATCCTGTAATGCTGTGCCTACTACTGGGGCAGTGTTAAACCATAGGTATTGGTTTATTAAATCCTCGCTGGTTTGGCAAACTTCTTCAACTGTTGCATCAGAATACAACGTGCCAATACCAAGGTTTGAGCGTAACTCGGCTGTGGTTACATAAGTGGCTGGCATTGTATTCCTCTCTTAAAAGCTCCCCTGGGGCTAGGGCTACTAAACCCCAGAGGATTACTTATTGGTTAACGGTTCTTATCAGGTCTTTTTGTACTTCATAATACCGTTAGGCATTTTGGCAAGTGTTGCCATGTATCCGTAAATTGCTACCTGTACTTGTAGGTTTGATACTACGTTAACGCTCATAAAGTTTTGTGCTGAGCGATATACAGTGAATGCTTCTGGTGCAAGAATTACAGCAGAATCATCATCAAATGTTGTAGCTGTGAAGTTCTTGTCTACATATAGATCAAGACCAAGCACGTTACCACGGATTGATGTTGGGTTAACTTGTCCAGCTGCGTTCATTGGTTGTAATGCATTAAATACTGGTCGCTTTGTTGTATCTTGTGCACCAATTAGCGCACCCCATTGTGCTGGGTTAGCGATGTAGTTCTGTGCAAAGTAGCCAGTGTTTGCGTAGATAGTGCGTGCTGCTTCTGTTGAGAATGCAACGATACCATCTAGATCTGCTGTTGTATTTGTTGAGTTAGCAGATGCTTGGATCAAAGCTGCAAGTACAGTCTGATCTAAACGCTTTAGGTAAGCGTACTCAAGTTGCTTTGTTAGCTCTGCATAGAAGTTAGGATCTGAACGCTCTAGCAATTCAACTGATAGTGTGTTCATACCAGCATACTTAGATACAGTTGCTGTTAGGTATTGAGTTTCCATACCTGTGTTTTGCACTGCGCCAGCTTCTGCCTCGACAGTAACTTCTGGTGCTACGCCTGAACCGCCACCTGCTGATGTAACCAAAGATGGTACAGAGATGGACATACCAGATGTTGGTAGTGTGCCTTGTGAACATGCATCGATTGCAGGTGTACCAAAACGTGTGTTAGTTACAAACTCTGCTAGATACTTTGTTGGAGAAAATGCTGGGTTGGTTGCGAAAGAATCATCAGCTGCTGTTACATATAGCTTTGAATCATCGTTACCTAGAGCAGCCTTAATTTTGTGCTCTGTGTACGCAGCCATAGATGTAATTGGCGTGCGGATAGATGTTTGGATAAGTGGTGTTGTAATAACTGGGCGAGCAGCTTCTACTGTAGGAGTAGCAGCCTCTGCCTTTGCTTCTTGTGGCGCTGTTGCTAAATCTTCCACAGGAGCCTCGCTTTCTGGTTGATTGATTGGTGTCTCTGGTTCGCTTTCGCTAGCAGCAACTTTAGTTACCTGCGCAGCTGAGAATGCAGGTGATTCGACAAGGCTTACCTCTTTTAGGGTTGCGCTTGTTACATACAAATAATCTTTTTTCTGAATTGATTTGTTTACATCTACGCCTACTGATAGGCCATCAATTAATTGCTCGCCAGCAAGAATTAAAGCATCTTGACCTTGCATAGATGCGCTGATTTTGAATGATGCATAGATGCCATCTTCGGCTTTGTTAAATTTTTGCATACGACCTATTGGCTTATCCGCCTGGTGTTGCATAAGCATTTTAACCTTGCCTGGGTCGCCTATTTCTATTGAATTTTTA